AGTCAAGTTGCAGGTCAAGGGATATTCGCTAAAGAAGATATCCCTGTTAATACCGAACTTGGTCTATCTCATATTTTATTGGAAGAAATTATTCGTACACCATTAGGCGGTTTTATTAATCATAGTGATGATCCTAATTGTGTGAAATACCTAGTTGACAACAGGTACTATATAAAGACTATAAGACCTATAAAGGCAGGTGAGGAACTGTTTTTGAAGTATACCTTCTATAGTGTGCATAAATAACTCAAAATAGTGTTGTTGTGCCGAGATACGCTCCGTTAAAGGATTTAAAAATAAACTTCATGCCACATCCTGTTACTGGTGATTTGCAAGTAACAAAAGAAGATGCTGCTGTGAAGCAATCGGTTGTAAATTTGTTGATGACTATACCTGGTGAAAGACCATTTAATAGTAAATTAGGATCTAGAATCTCTGAATTATTATTTGAACAATTGGATTATGGTGTAGCAGCACAAATACAAGATGAAATAAAAACAACTATTAGAAATTACGAACCAAGAATTGGTATTGTACAATTGGTAGTGGAACCTGAATATGAGCAGAATTCATTTTCTGTTCACATGGAATATGAAATTGTTGGTCGTCAAGATAATGCTCCACAAGAGATTAACTTCCTGCTTCAGAGAACTCAATGAAATATACGCAAGTAAATAATCTAGATTTCATAAATATCAAAGCTTCGCTAAAGGATTATCTCCGAGCGAAAACAGATTTCACTGATTTTGATTTTGAAGGTTCAACGTGGAGTAATTTACTCGATGTTTTAGCGTATAATACGTATTATACAGCATTTAACACTAATATGGTGGTAAATGAACTGTTTTTGGAGTCTGCTACGTTAAGGGATAACGTAATTACTATAGCAAAACAGTTAGGTTATAAACCAAAATCAATAGTTGCACCAGAAGCAGTAGTTAATTTTAATGTAACATTCACTGGTACAGCACCTTCTGTAATAATTCTTAAGAAAGGTACAGGATTTGTAACATCTTTTGACGATAAACTATACAAATACGTAGCTATTGATGATTATAAGGTTCCTGTTGCAAATAATCAAGCAATTTTCGAAAATGTATCATTGTATGAAGGTACATTAGTTTCAGATTCTTATACAGTTAAAACAGCAAATACTAAACAAAAATTCAGATTAACAAATTCTGGGGCAGATACTAGTACAATTAGAGTAAAAGTTTTTCCACAAAAGAATTCTACCTCATTTGTTTATTATAATCAAGTAAACAGTATTATTGACATAGGTTCTAGTGATACAATTTTCTATGTTGATGAAAATTTAGATGAACAGTATCAACTTTTCTTTGGTGATGATGTAATTGGACGTAAATTAGACAATAATGAGTTTATTGAAGTATCATATTTGATTACTAATGGTGAAACTACTAATGGAGCATCACAATTTACGTTTAGTGGTGTATTACAAGATGAAAATGGTATTGCACCTCCATTAAGTGTATCAAATATTACAACTGTTTCTGCTGCATCTGGAGGAGCAGCAATAGAAGATATTGATAAGATCAAGTTTAATGCTCCAAAAATGTATGCTACCCAGAATAGGGCAGTTACAGCAGCAGATTATTCTGCAATAGTACGTAAAATATACCCAGCAGTCTCTGATATTATTGTATATGGTGGGGAAGAAGAAAGATATCCTGAATTTGGTAAGGTCAAGATAGTAATCAAACCAAATAGTGGATCTAGTTTATCTACTTTTACCAAACAACAAATTAATGAAAAACTAAAGGATTATGCTGTTGCTTCTGTTACTGCAGATATTATAGACCCTTCTATTGTTTATCTTGAGTTAAACAGTAAAATTAACTACAATACAAGGATAACTAATCAGTTTGCGGAGGATATAAAGTCGAAAGTTATTACTTCTGTGTCTGATTATTCTGGATTGTCTGGGACAGAGAAATTTAATGGTAAATATCGTCATAGTAAATATGTTGGTGTGATAGATGAAACTGACCCATCAATTACATCAAATACAACTACTGTTACTATGAGGAAGGATTTTTATCCTGCTATTAACTCTACTTATTTTTATGAGTTATGTTTCCAGAATTCCTTTAAAAATTCATGTGATGGACCTGTTATTAACAGTACTGGTTTTGTTATTTCCGAACAACCAAATTTTGTGGTGTACATGGAAGATAGGGGTGGTAAAATAGTACTATATAGAATAGATCCTGCAACTGGTGATAAGGTTGTGGTTAATGATAATATTGGAGATGTTGATTATGTTGAAGGTGAAATTAAGATATATGATTTGACCATCATAAAAGGAACATTTTATGATAATAAAATTGAGGTTCGAGTAGAACCAGAACATAATGATATTTCTGCTACTAGAAGTCTTTATCTAGATGTAGATATTACGAACAGCAAATTTGCGGTATATCCAGAGTAAATGAATACACAGATCTCTTCTTTAATTGAAGATCAACTGCCAGGTTTTATTACTGCTGAATATGAGAACTTTACTAAAGTTTTAGAAGGTTATTATGAGCAGTTAGAATCTGCTGGTCAACCATTAGATATAATAACAAATATCACGAATTATCGTGATGTGGATTATTATGAGAAGCATTTATTAAAGGAAAGATCTACATTAGTTGTTGCAATTAGTGATACAGATATCGAAGTTATACTTCAAGATGGGGCATCTTTCCCTGAAAGGAACGGATATATTAGAATAGATGATGAAATTCTGTTTTATAAAGAAAGAGATGGTAATAAATTAACAGAAGTTTCTAGAGGAGTTAGTGGAAATACTAAATTAGGTGATTTGTACACAGAGAACGTTTATTCGTCTTCTGTTGCTGTTGAACATAGTGCTGGTGTAAATGTAGATAACTTGAGTCATCTTTTCTTGTATGCCCTTACGAAGGCGTTTGAGAAGGAATATTTAGATTCATTCCCTGAAGCATATCTAAAAGATGATGTAGATAAGAGAACTCTTATTAAAAATATCGGATCCTTCTATAAAGTAAAAGGAAACGATAAATCCATTCGTTTTATCTTCAATACTATCATATCGAAGAGTGCGGAAGATGTTCCTACAACTTATAACCCTAAAGATAATACATTAAAAGTTTCTACTTCTGATTGGGATAGTACATATGCACTACAAGCAGTTGTGTTATCTGGTGATGTAAATTGGTTACTTGGAGAAGAGATAGTACAAAAAGCAGATAATAATTTGCCAAATCTCCCATATGCTTCTGTAGTTGTAGAAAATGTTGTACAAATTGGTAAAGGACTTTTCAATTTAATCATAAGTCCATCTAGCATGAATGGGGAGTTTGTTATTCCTCAACAAACTACATTAGATAAAACAGTTACTTCTGTAGATAATCAAGGTGATTTGATTACTGTTGATTCTACCTTTGGGTGGAAAGACAATGAAGGTACTATTGTTATTAATGGAGAAAAAATCAAGTATTCTTCTAAATCCGCAAGACAATTTACTATAGAAGAACGTGGAAATATTACACAAGCACATGGTGTAGGAGATAAAGTATATAATTACTCCACTGCACTTGCTGAAACTCCTAATGGTTTTGTTTCTTTATTAATATATGGAATTTTAACTCGTTTAGATATTGATGATGTAGCACCTTATGCACGAGCAGGTGATAGAGTACAAATTTCTAATCCAGGATTCGAATCAAGAGATCCTGTTCTTTTTGATGAATTTGCACAAAATTATAGATGGAAAGTAAATGTAAATGCTATCTCTCCATCAGTCCCTCTAAACCCAGTGATAGCAACGAGTTTGAGCGACTATATTGCTGATGTTTCTTCATTGTATGAGGATGAGCAATATTATTATATTGCAACTTCTAGTTATCCTTCAACAGATATTTTACCTGCAAACGTATCAGATACATTAACTGATCCACAGTTACTTAAGATGATACCAAAAACAGTAACTACTACAACAGAGGTTTATAGTACTCCTAGGAGTGATGTTGGTATTTTTATTGATGGTACTATTGCTTATAATGTAAAAGATAGTGAATTGATTAGTTATGGTCCAATTACTTCATTTAGTATTACTAAACGTGGATCAGGGTATAAAAAACCACCATTTGTTTTACTTAATGGTGTATCTGGAAAGGCAAGGGCAATACTTACTGGAGATTCTGTAACTTCCATAGAATCTATTTCGGAGGATAATTATACAGCACCACCAACTGTTGATATTGTTTCAGGTAGAGGTGCTGATTTACAAGCAGTTGTTACATCTGGTGCTGTTAGTAGTATTAGAATTATTAATCCAGGAGAATATTATTCATCTCCACCAGCAATTATTATAACTGATGATAATGGTAAAGGAAGATTTGCTCAATATAATACTGTAGTTTCTACAGAAGGTAAAATTATTGATGTTGTTAAAGTTGATGGTGGTAAGTTTTATACTCAAGAAAATATTAAAGTAGTTGTTATACCAGACGCTCTTTATAGTGGTGCTAATGCTACATCAAAAATATATGAGTGGGTTAAGAATAAATTTTATGATAATACACAGAATTTAGATGATAATGGTGGATTAGTTGTTTCTAATAATCTTGATGAGAAGTTTTATGGTATTGTTGGTAACCCAAAGAGACTTCGTTATAGATTGGGTGATAATTTAACATCAACCACACTAGAAGAAACACAAACTCTTGTACATTCTCCTATTCTTGGTTTTGCTTATGATGGACACCCCATATATGGTCCATATGGTTATCAGGATCCCCTAGACAAGGATTCAACCATTGTTAGGATGAATAGTGGATATTCTCTTAAATCATCCAGAGAAGGAGGACCAGTACAGGATACGGGTCCGTATCCATTGGGAACATTTGTTGATGACTATGAGTGGATTCCAAATATATTAACTGGTAAAACAAGATTAGATAGAAACAATGGTAGATTTTGTGTTACACCAGAGTATCCACAAGGTGTTTATGCATATTATACAACTATTGATGAAGATAACAATTCTGTCTTTCCGCATATTGTAGGAACTAATTTTTATTCTGTTCCTGTAGCATCAAACTACGAATATAATATTAAGCAAGATGCTATACCTCCAGAAGCAAAAAGATTGTTTATTGATGGTACAAATAAGAATGGAGAGAATGAAGTTGCTCTTATTGAGAATGTATCTGACGGATCTGTTTCTGGTGTGATTGCAGAGGATTCACAACCCATTTATGGGGTTGGATCGAAGATATATGTAGATGATATCAATACAGGTGGTTCAGGTGCTTCTGGGGTTGTTTCATCAACATATGGTAAACCAGTTAAATCTATAGAATCTGTAGAGGTAAAAGCATCTATTCTTACTTCTGTTGCACCATTATATTCTTTTGCAGGGGATATTATAACTCAAGCATCTACTGGTGCTTCTGGTGAATTATTACGTGATACTACAGAAGAAACTTCGTTTGTTGTTAGAAACGTTCAGGGTAAGTTTGAACCAGAAACAGATATATCAACTAATGGTATTAGTGTTTCGAATAAATCAATTACTTCTAGTTCCAATGTTGTTAATCTTTTATTATCTCAAGACAGTACATATTCAAAAGATGCTATTATTTCTTTGGTAGAAAAAGCAAATACAAATAATGTTTTTGCAACAGGTAAAGTATTAACTCCTACAACTAACCAGAATTCTGTTCGAATCCTTGTTTACACTGGTGATTTTGATAGTCATCTAAATTATGCTGTAGGTCAAACTATTTTAAAGAGTAGTGATATATCTAATACTGCAGCAACAGAGATAACTCTTGTCAAGAAATTAAGTAAAGATATTGTTATTGTAGGTGCTCAAGATAATATTGCTATTTTAGAAACTGAAGGCAATCACAGTATGGGAGAAGGTGATGTTGTTAATATTGAAATTGATCCAGATGAAACAACAGAATCAACATATTGGGTAAGACGTAAAAAATTCCAAGAATTGGATTTAATTCCAGTACAGTATAATGGTAAAATTAATGATACGGGTATTGGTTCATCCAGTCTAATTGGATATGGTAGTGGTTATGATGCAGGAACATATACTGATATAGAATTAGAATTTAGTTCTCATACAGCATCTAGATCTGATGTTGTTAAAGCAAAAGCAAAAATAGTTATTGGAGATAGTAATAATATATCATCTATAGAGATTACTGATGCAGGTTCTGGATATAGAAAAGATGATATATTAACTATTACGGATGCATCTGTTACAAAAATATCTGGTGCACCTAATCCTATGATACCATTGTTGGTTGTTAATAGTATTGGATTGGGTACGGAAAGAACTGATGCTATATTAGATACTGTTTATTCATTATCTAATGGAGATATTTTAAAAATTAATAATGAATTAGTTAAAATAGATGCTATTGATCAAAATACTAGAAAGGTTTCTTTCGAAAGAGGATATAATAACACTGATATTGTCAATCATTCATTAGGTGCTTCTGTTACTTCTAATGATCCTGAATATAGATTTACTTTCAATGATAAAATATTTGGTAATGGAGTAAATGATCCTAGAGTTATTTCATATAATAGTGAAACACATAGGTTACTAGTAGCATTTGATTTTGTTAATGAAGGTGCTACAAATCCATTAAAGATTACTGATGTTTCTACATTTGAAGATCATAGTACCCCAGCAAAATTAGTATCTATATCTAAAGCATTTGATAGGGTAGAAAAGTTACAATTCTCTCCAGATAATACTAATTTTGAAACTAATCCTGTTTTACAGATTCAAAAGTATTATTTTTATAAATTTGACACTAGTCATCCTTCGATGCTTGGTTCTTATCTCGATATTTCCACAAGTCCAAATTATAATATCTTTACTGAAGAAAAAGAAGTAAGTTTGATAGAACCTGGAAATCAAGGTGCTAATATTAGAATTAGGTTAGGATATGGTCCTAATATTGGTGATACGAAGAGAAAAGCAGTTAATTTCATATCATACTATTATTTCTTAACTACAGAAGATATTGACACTGGTGGATCTTATTTAAGTGTGCAGGAAGATCCTCTTGCTGGAACTAAAACTATTATCTATAGAACTCCTGATAAATTTGTTTATAGTGTAAATTCAGTTCCTCAATATGATGGAACTGGTGATATGAGATATACTGGAAAATCTATTGGTAAGATTGCTACTGTTACATTAGATAATTTAGGATTTGGATATAAAACTCTACCTATAATAAAAGGTGTTGTACCTGCTAATGATCACAAAGCACAAATTAATGCTGTTAGGAACATTGTTACTGGTAAAATAACTGAATTAAATTTAGTTAATGGTGGATCTAGTTATGTAAGTCCAAAAGCAATTGTTCTTGGGGATGGTCGTGGTTTAAGTATTGATTTGTTAGTTAATAATGGTACTATTGTTAAAGCAGAAATTAGTAATAGTGGATCTGGTTATACATATACTCCTCTTATAGAAGTTATAGAAACTAGCAATAAATTATACTTTGAATCTGAAGAAATAGGTAAACCAGATAGTATTAGATTCATTCGTTATGGTTCAAATTATCATAATGATAAATCAATACTTCCGTCTTTTAATTCACCTACTACATTTGTGTTATCTGGATTTGATAGTGATGCTTTTGAGTATGGAGAGATTGTAGAACAGAAAGTTAACAACGTTGTTGTAGCAAGTGGTGTAGTTGCTAAAACTGGTTGGAAAAAAGGAGTAAATATTTTACGATTAGAAAAAATTAATGGAGTCTTTAGAGAAGGTTATCCTATTAATAATAAACAACGTGGAAAAACTGCTACTATTGTTTCTATTAAAAAATCTTCCTTTAAACCAGTAATAACAACAAGAGAAAGTAGAATTGGTAAATTTACATCTGATAGAGGAAAAGTTAGTTCATTAAATCAAAGAGTTACTGATTCAAATTTCTATCAAGATTATTCTTATGTAGTTAGATCAAGAACTCCTATTGATAAATGGAGAAATGCTCTAAAAGATACCACACATCCTGCTGGATTTAAGATGTTTGGTGAAGTCTATTTGGAATCGGAAGGTTCTAATAGAATGACTCCTGATCAGCATAATACTCAAAATGTAACAACATATCTTTGTATCCCAACACCCAAAGTAACATCAACATCTGTAACTAGAACAATTACAGAAACTATTATAGGTTCTGCTAATATTAATGTTAGAAGGGGTCTTGGATCTGTATCTGTTGATGCATTTGATGAGACTATGACTAGGATTAGAGAGATTACTCTATCCCCAGCATTTGATGGTGTTTTTGATAGTGATACAGGACAAAGTATTGGTACCCAAGAATTTACTATTATCGATAAAGAAACAGGATCTGCTTACACACCTTATAATGAGCAAGAGTTAATGATATCTCTTGATGGTATTGTACAACAACCAATTAGAACATATACTCTTACTGGAAATCAAATAAAATTCTATGATGCACCATTAGGAGAAAGAATTGAAGAAGGTGTAGTTATTCCTGCAGTTTCATTCTATGGTAAGGCATTTAAATTTAGAGAAGATACTGATAACGCTCGTTATCTAAAGAGATTAAAAGATATATCAGAACAATTTGATGGAAGACAAAAGAATTTTGATTTATATTATGAGGATGGATCTATAGTTAAAACTGATTTAAATGAAAATTTATTATTATATCTTGATGCTATATTACTACAAGATTCATATACTATTAGGAGATTTGTTAGTGCTAATAAGACAGATAGATTGATCTTTAAGAAAGCACCAAAGAATTTTGCAGATTTATATGAAGGAGTACCTGATTCATTACAGGGTGAACAGCATTTTTATGGTCATAGTGTAGGATCATATGAGAGATTACATATAGATGAAAATATAATACCTTTTAGTACTTCAAATTCTTATTTAATTCTTGATGAAAATAATCGTGTTAAGACCTTCGATGATCCTTTATATGCTTATGTTTTTGTTAATGGTGTATTACAGCGTAATTTAGAATCGTATAGAATTATTGGACCTAGTATAATATTCAATAGACCTTTAGAGTATGCTTTGCAGTCCGATGGTACATATACAACTGCTAAAGTTAATATTCTTTATTTCTATGGTAAAGATTACGAACCTACTTTAACTTTCTTTGATCACGAACAAGATGTATTCTTCAATAGGACTACTATTACTATTGATGGAAAATATGATGATTTTAGTGCATGGTATGGACCTAGTTCTTCATCTCCCACTAGTGCTTATCAAATTATTAATGGAGTAAAAGAATCTTGGGGATATCTTATCGAAGTTCAAAAAAATGCTGGTACAGAATGGCAAATAGTAATGAGATCCCACAATATAGAGTTTGTTGAGGGTAATAAAATATTTGTTACCAGAGGAGATGGTAATGATTTAGAACTTTCTGTAACATCCTTCGATGTTTCATACAATACCAATTCATCGGGTGAAAGACTTCTTAATAGAACAGAAAGTAATATTATTCCTTGGTTGAATACTACTGATATATCAGATAGTTATGAATACAGAGGAGAAATAATAAAAGAACATCCTTCACTTAAGAAAGGCGATATTATTAAAATTGATGGTGAATTTGATTGGCGTGAAGTTACCAGTACACCATTAATTGCAAAAACTAAACAATATAATATTGGTGAAGCGGTTTCTAATAGTTTCTTTGCTAAAGTTAAAGCAACCGAATATAATGGTGATGTATATGGAGAAGGATTTACTGTAACAGCAGCAGTTGAGGATGGAGTTATCACCAATCTATCTTGGAATAAAAGAGATCTTGATTTATTCTTCAAGAATAATATTTTATTGAATCCAACTGCTTATCATTATTATACACCTCCTGTTATTAACTTTATACCAGTTGAAAATAAAGGTGGTGGAGCAAAAGCAGAAGTATTAGTTCATGGTGGTCAAATTTTAGATATTGTTCTTGTTAATGGTGGTAGTGGTTATGAGAAAGCACCTAGATGTGTTATCTCTAGAGGATATGATGTTATTAGACAGAATGATACATTCGAATCTTCTTTCGAAATTGTTATTAATGGTTTAGCAGGTGCAAGTATCGCAGGAGTAAATACTGAAGATTTCTTATGGAAAAAAGATGCAGAGCTTCACCATGAGGTTTCTCTTGTTTCTCCGATGGTATCGTTATTGGTTACATTACATCGTTGGCATTTGCCTGTAAGGAATACTACATTCCAAGCACATGAACAGTTTATAACCAAAATTATAACACCACAACCACCAGAACCAAAAACTATGTCTTCTTCTGGATCTTCTAAATCCAGATTGCAATTAACAGTTCCTATTAATCCGACATATATAACTTATGAGCATCCAGTAACCAAGCATTTACAATCAGGTGTGGTTGATATGCTTGAGCAACCTGTTGAGAATGGTCATCTATTCACACAGGGTAAACTGGGCACAACAGTTGCTACATTTATGGAGTATCTGTTTATGGATCACGGCGAGTTTAATGTTTCAGGTATTAATATTGAACAATTTGGGATATTTTATCCATTTCTTGCTATTAATCAAAATCCAGACAACTGGATGGAGAATTACACCATTGATTATAGTTCTATAACATCAAGTGGTGTATTGTTTAATCCAGGTATCCCTTCTATTCATGATAGAGGTGGAAATTTAGATCAAGCATTCAATATCGGTGATACATTTCTGTATATCACTGGTAGTACTGCAAACTTCCCATCATCTGGTAAATTACTAGTCGGTAAAGAAGTTGTTGAATATGATGGAACTGTTAACTTTGACCGTTTTGTTATTACTGCGAGAGGAGTTAATGGAACTACTGAAGAGGATCATCTTGCAGGTGATTACTTCAGAACTCTAGGTAAGTATAATTGACGCAGTATAAATATAAATAAGACAGAAATAAACCCCGTATCGATATATTTCAATGGCCGCTATAATTTCCGAAAAGTTTAGAATTTTTAATGCGAAACAGTTTCTTGAATCCTTAACGGAAGGAACTGACGATCAAGACGCACAAAGATCGAAAATGTATTTCTTTGTGGGTAGACCTCAAGCGTGGGACTCATATCTAGAGATACTTTCAGTGGATGGTGGGTCATTCACTGCAGGTCAGTCTGTATATGTTGGTGCTAACTGGGGTGCTGCAACATTTACTGCAACGATCTCAAAGGTATTACCACACAGTTTAATTTTATCAAGTGTTGGTCCTTTACCTACTGCTGTTCCTACATTAGGATCACAAATTAAAGGATACGATGGTTCTTCGGATACTGGGGTTACAGCACAATCTGGGGTTTATCGTTATTCTAGAGAGGATGTTCCTCCTGTACCTCTAGACAACCAAGGAGAAAAATATGAGATTTATGATGATATAATAGCAGCCAAAAGAATTTCATCATCTCATGCAAGATCAGTAGTTAGAAAGTATAAGTGGGATACAGGGGTTCATCCAAAGTTTGATATGTGGAAGCCTAACTATTCTTCCACACCTGCAGGTGGCGGTCAAATAGGTATTACATCTGCAACTGGTGCTACTTCTATTGCTAGTGCGAAGTTCTATGCAATGAATCAGAAGTATGAAGTATTTAAATGTCTTTACAATGGAGAGAGTCCAGCAAATCCTTCAGGTGTAGATAGTACACATGAACCAATGACTACTCCATCTGCTGGATTAGGAACATATGATACTGGTACTCGTACTTTCACTTCACCTGGTGGTGAGTATATTTGGAAGTATCTTTATACTATTCCTACTGATGATGTATTGGCATTCCTTTCAACAGACTTTATGCCAATTAA